TTCTCGCGTATGAAGCCATGAAGGGCCAGAAGATGGTCGTGCCAGCCGTGTTCGACGACTTCATCAAGAAGATCGTCAGCCTCGAGGTCGTTGGAAGTGACGAACGCCCTACCCAAGGGGAACCAGAAGACGCCAGCTAGCCGAACTGCTGGTCGCCGTCTCCTGGTGGCCCCCACACATCGAGTTCGATCTCAAAGACCTCAACACCGTGGTCGATGTGATCGAAGAACAGAAGAAACAGCATGGCAAGCGTTAGCGCAAGAGTTGAAGTGAACGGCCTAGCCGACACGCTCAAAGTCCTGCGCCGTGTTGACCCTGAGCTACGCAAGACGACGATTCGGCGCATGAAACTGGCCGCCAAGCCAATGCAAGCCGAAGCCAAGAAACTGTTCCCCGACTCCTCACCGCTGTCTGGCTGGGGGAATTGGCGCGGCGGCTACGACGGCCGCACCGTCAAACGCAACGTCAAAGTCGCGTTCAAGGGATCCAAAGCCCGCAACAGCGACACCATTCCCCTGCTCACACTTCGCCAAACCAGCGCCGCCGGCGTCATCTTCGACATTGCTGGCCGCAAGAGCTCCGGCAACAGCCCGTCAGGCCGAGCCATGATCGCCCGCCTCGACCAGTACGCGCCGGCCTCGAGGGTGATGTGGCCGACCGCTGAACGCCATATGCCCCAGGTCGTGCAAGGCGTAAGATCAGCCATCGACGACATGTCCGAGATCATCAACCAGGAGCTGCGCTAGATGGCTATCAACGTCCCGATCGTTAGTGAGTTTTCGGACCGTGGCCTAAAGAAGGCCATGAACGAGTTCAAGCGGCTCGAAACCAAAGGCCAGAAGACCGCGTTCGCCCTCAAGAAAGCGTTCCTACCCGCCACCGCCGCGCTCGGTGGCCTCGCCGTAGCCGGCGCCAAGATGGTCGCCGCTGGTGAGCAGGCCGCAACCTCAAACTCGCGGATTATTGCGATCTCGAAGTCGATGAACCTGTTCGGCCAAGAGTCCGAAAAGGTTGCGAACAACCTGATCAAGATGGCGAATGCCCAGGCGATGGCTTCAGGCGAAGATCAGAACGCCATCAAGCTCGGCATGGCGAAGCTGTTGACATTCAGCGAAATCGCCAAGAGCGCCGACGAGCTCAACGGCGTGTTCGCCAGAACGACTCAAGTGTCCCTCGATCTCGCGGCCGCAGGCTTTGGCACCGTCAAAGACAACGCCACGCAGCTCGGCAAAGCACTCCAAGACCCGATCAAGGGTCTCAGCGCCCTGACCCGTTCCGGTGTCACCTTCACCCGAGCAGAACAAGACAAGATTCGCGCCTTGGTCGAATCGAACAACCTGTTCGAGGCGCAGGACATGATCCTGAAAGCGATTGAGCAGCAGGTTGGCGGAACAGCAGCAGCGACCCGAAACGCCACCGACCGCATCAAAGTCTCATTCTCACTACTCACCGAACAAATCGGTCTGGCATTACTGCCCGTCTTGGACGCACTTCTGCCCAAGATCATCGGCCTCCTCGAGTTCATGGTCGACCACAAGAACGTCCTAATCGGCTTCGCCCTGGGCATTGGCACAATCTCCGCCGCCATCGTCGTCGCCAACTTCGCTATGAAGGCATACGCGGCCGCCCAAGCAATCGCCACAGCCGCTCAATGGGCCTTCAACGCCGCTCTGAGCATGAACCCCATCGGCATCGCCGTCATCGCCATCGCCGGCCTCGTAGCCGGCCTAGTAGTCCTCTACAAGAAGTTCGAGTCCGTTCGCAAAGTCATCAACGCCATGCTCGCGCCGCTCAAGTTGGCCGCTGAGGGTCTTGGCTGGCTCGCCAAGAAGCTCGGCATCGTCGGCGACGAGATCGAGCAGAACTTCACGCCCAGCATTGACGAAGCCCGCAAGCAAGCGGGCGACATGTACGCCTCCGTTCGTGAAGCATCGACCGGCCTCGAGCAGCTTGAGGACACTTCGGACAGCGCCGCTGGCGCCCAGGACGAACTCGCTAGGTCAGTCAACGCGGTCTACGACGAGGTTCGGAAACTCAATCCCGAGCTCGACGCGATGCTGGCCCGCCTTGATCGCGAAGACCAGATCGAAACATTCCAGCGTGCGATCGACGATTACCGCGAAGCCATCGCCGACAGCAGTCTCAGCACCCGCGAACAAGAACAGGCGCTCCGTGACGTTCAGCGTGAACTGCTCCGAACCCTCGAAGCGTTCGGTGTGCTCAGCAACGCTCTCGCCGCCGGCATCAAACTCAAGTTCGACACCGGCAACATTGAAGCCGCGATCGCTAGCGCCAACCGTGTTATCGACGCCTTCAACCGTGTCAAGGCGATCGCTGAGGGTGGCGCACCTGCTTCGACGTATGTTCCGCCGCGTGACGAGCTCGGCTTCTTGTCCGCCCCGCCGGTCGCCACCACCACAATCACGCCGATTTCCAGCATCACTCGAGCACCGTCCGGCGCAATCCAAAACGTCACCGTCAACGTGTCCACGATCAACCCGACACAAGAAGTCGGCGAGGCCGTGGTCACCGCGATCCGTAACTACAACCGCACCAGCGGCTCAGCCCAGTTCGGAGTTACCAGGCTGTGACCGCCACCGTCGTCCAGTCCGGCGATTACACGCTCGAAATCGACACGGGCGCACCCGTACAAGGGTTCCGGCTTGATGACACGTTACGCGGCGTTCTAGATGGCACCACGTTCGTTCTGGACGGCCTCACCGACTTCGCGGACGTCACCGACGGCGTCAAAGGCATCCGCGTAAAACGAGGCCGACGCGACATCAAAGACCAGTTCTCCGCCGGCACCATGACGTTTGTGCTCGACGACACGGCGGCTGGCGGAGTATTCAACCCGTTCGCGACCGATTCGCCGTACTACGATCCCGATAACGACAAACCAGGACTAGCCCCGATGCGGCTCGTCCGTTTGTACCGTGAAGCCGAGCTGCTGTTCGTCGGCCGAATCGTCGACTACGACTACAACTTCGACCTGAACGGCGACGACACCGTCAGCGTCACCTGCGCCGACGACTTCTATCTCCTCGCGCAAACCGTCACCGACGAAGTTCACATCGACCAAGAACTGACCGGCGCTCGCATCGAAGCCATCCTCGATCTGACCGAGGTGAACTACCCGACCGGCGCGGCCCGCTCAATCGCCACCGGCACCGTCGAGCTCGGAGGCCATAGCGGCGGCGGCGGAGGCGGCCACGACTACGACCTCGAGCTCGGCCAAGTCGTTCTCGACTATCTGCGGCTCGTCAACGACGCCGAGCAAGGCCGACTCTACATTGACCGCGAAGGCGTCCTCGTATTCGAGAACCGGATCGGTGCAACGCTGTCCGCAGCTGTCGCCGACTTTCATGACGACGGCACGAACTACCCGTACCGCAACGTCGACATCTCGTTCGGGGCCGACAAAGTCGTCAACCTGGTGTATGTCTCCACGCTGAACAACAAGTCCGGCACGGCATCCGACGCTGGAAGCCAAGCCGAATACTTCATCCAGTCGCTCGCGGTTACTGGCTCGCTGTTGAACACCGACGCCGACGCTCAAGACCTCGCCGACTATCTGCTCAACCCTGACCCCGAGGCGACGTTCACCGCGATCGAGGTCGCATTCTCACAGCTCTCAGACGCGCAACGTGACGTCGTAGCAACGATTGACATCGGCGACACCATCACGATCGAGAAATCGTTTATCAACGGCGCGTCTACCACGCAGCTCGCCCAAGAACTCGCGGTCGAAGGCGTCGAACATTACATCGACACCGCCGGCGGTCATGTCGCCCGTTTCTACACAAGCCCCACCACCATCATCTTCGAGCTAATCCTGGACGATCCCGTCTATGGTGTCCTCGATGCCCTGAATGCTCTAGGATAGGAGTACCTATGGCAACGCCGACCAGTCTGCCCGCCACGTTCGTCGCCGGCAATGTTCTTACCGCCGCACAGATGAACGATCTGCGCGGCGCATTCCGCATCTTGCAGGTCGTCCAGACAGTTGCGGCAACATTGTTTGAGACTACCTCAACATCGTTTGTGGACATTACCGGTTTGTCGGTGACGATCACGCCAACATCGGCAACGTCAAAGATTCTTGTTCATGCCAGCGTCTTGGGCGAAAAAGCGGACACGAATCTACTTTATTTGAACTTGTACCGAGGCGGCGCGGCATCTGGCACCTCACTAGGAGCAGCCTCGGGCTTTGGATATTTGCGAGTCAACGACCCGCCTATTCGCGCCTTCTTGACAGCGCAATATTTAGATTCACCGGCAACGACTTCGGCGACAACCTACACGGCCGCCGGAGCAGTCAACGCAGGCACCGGCAAGTACATGAAAGACGACACCACGGCCACCATCACCGTTATGGAGGTGTCAGCATGATCGACTACGCCGCCGTACTCAGCGCGAACTATCCAAACGCTCAATGGTCGCTATCCGGCAACGACTACGACACTCTCGATTGGTACGACGACACGCCGAAACCGTCACAAGCCGAGCTTGACGCCCAATGGCCTGCCGTCGACTATCAGAACCAGGTGGCCGCTGTAGAGAACGCCCGCCGCGCCGACTACGAAACGCAAAGCGACCCGCTGTTCTTCGAGTGGCAACGCGGCGACGGAACCGAACAAGCCTGGCTTGACGCCGTAGCCGCCGTGAAAGCCGCCCACCCATACCCGCCGGCCCCATGATCGTCACCAGCGAAGACGCAAAAACGGCCGCGCTCGCCGTTGTGATGAGCGTGATCGTCGTCTTCTGCTTGTGGATTGGACAGAGATGAACATCGCAAACCCGTCGAAAGCCATGATCGCTTTGGTCGCGCTGGTCTGTGTCACGCTTCTGCTGATGACCGACTCGATCTCGAACGAGGCCGGCACCGGTCTGATCGGCATGATCGCCGGTTACGCGGTTGGCAATGGCATCGCCGCGCGTCGAGGTGACGATGTGACCCCGATCATTGGAAAGAAGTCTTGAAATATCACAGTTGGCAACGGGACACGCCACGGCACCCGTTTGACACCTGCTCCCCGAATCTGCGCCAGATCCGCAAGTACCTCGAGGAGCGCTGGGGATTCTGGAATCTTGGTTGCTACGGACGCCGGCCGATCCGCGGCGGCACCGCCTGGTCGTCGCACGCTTTCGGTGCAGCTCAAGACTTGAGTTATCGCCGTGATGACGGACACCCGACCGCACCATCCCGCGAATGTGTTGAGCAAGACGTCATCCCCTGGCTCATTGAGCATCATGAAGTGCTCGGCATTCAGCGCATCCACGACTACTGGGCGAAGCGTTACTGGGAAGTAGGCCGCGGCTGGATCGGCCGTCCGCCTGGAGCACAAAACGATCACCTGCACATCGAGGTGACACCCGACACTTGGACTTGGGCGTCACCGATTTCGGAGCGCATCGTGTCCGGTCCGCCGCAGACCACTCAGCCGGCCGCGGTGCCTCCGTACCCTGGGCAATCTGTCCGCAAAGGATCGAAAGCCAAGGATCGCGTCAAGCTGATTCAGCGTGAGCTCAAGATGCTCGGCTACAACGTCGGCCCCGTCGATGGCATCTTCGGCCCGAAGACCGACGCAGCTGTCAAAGCCTTTCAAACCGACCAAGCCCTCACCGTTGACGGCATTGTTGGACCTATCACTTGGAAGGCTTTGTTCAACTAGCACACACAGGAGGCAACTGTGCCAGACATGTCAGACTTCGAAGCCGCACGCCCCAAGCCGGCAACCCCGAAGATCGAGAAGATCCTCGAGGAGCTCGACACCGAACGATCCGAAGCGCTCCACGCCGCGCTCATGGATCTCAGCTACAGCACGCCGACCATCAAGGCGGTATTGACAAAGTGGGGATACGAACTGTCTGAGTATCCGATCGCACAATGGCGACGGGCTCATGCTCGATGACTTCGACCAGGAAGTAGAGCTGCAAGAGCTCCGCGACGCCCTTGTCAGACAGCAACGCGCCACCCGCAAAGCGCACGCCAAGTCAGAAGCCATCGTCGAAGCCGTCTACCAGGCGGCGAAAGACGCGGCCGTCACACTTGGACGCGCACCGAGCGTTCCCAAACCTAAGACAGATCCGCGCCGCAAGAACCCCGAAGTCGCGCTCATCCATGCCACGGATTGGCAGCTCGGCAAACAAACCTCCGACTACGACATTGACACCTGCCGCAAACGGATCCACCGGTTCGCTGAGAAGATCGGCACGATGACCGAGATCCAGCGGGCCGATCATCCAGTCAAAGAAGCGCATGTCATGTTCGGCGGCGACATGGTCGAAGGCTTAGGCATCTTCCCAGGACAGCCGTACGAGGTCGAAGCGCACCTGTTCGAGCAGCTGTTCGCCACCGCCGGCCTGATGGAAGACTTCGTCCGCCGGATGCTCGCCATCTTTGAGCACGTTTCGGTCACCTGCGAGTACGGCAACCACGGCCGGCTCGGCCGCAAAGGAGACATGCCAGGAGCCGACAACATCGACCGCGTCGCCTACAAGATTGCTGGGGACCGCCTCGAGGACGAACGCGTCACCTGGCAAACCTCGCCGGCTTGGTACCAGATCGTCGAGATCGGTAACTACGGCGCTCTGCTGGTGCATGGCGACGAGATCAAATCATTCGGCGGCAACACGCCAGCGTTCGGCATTCTCCGCAAGTGCAACCAATGGTCAACCGGCGTCATCCCCGAAGCATTCTCCGACGTTTACATGGGCCACTTCCACACGCCGATGACGTTGACCATGGCAAACGGCGGTCAGATCTATGTCACCGGTTCGCCAGAATCGGAGAATGTGTACGCCAAAGAGTTCATGGCCGCGACCGGCCATCCAAGCCAGCGTCTGCATTACGTCGACCCAGAGGCCGGCCGCGTCACGGCATCCTATCTGGTATGGCTTGACTAGCCTGCGGAAAATCCGCATAATGTCTCCATCGGACCCCGACCCGATATGGAGGAAAAAATGAAGACACTGTTGCTGATCGCTGTCATGGCGATCATCCCTGTCAACTGCGACCCGTTGGAAATGCCGACAGAGGCCGCGGAATACCAGCGCAACATCGACACCGCGAAGTGTGAGCAATGGTTCGGACACGCGCTAGCGATGGGCTGGGAGATCGACGACCTGCCCGTCCTTGACGAGGTGATGTGGCGCGAGTCCCGTTGTGACCCGACACAAGTGTCAGACACCGGCGACCACGGCCTGACACAAGTCAACTGGCGCACCTGGGCACCGCTCGTCCTCGAGCTCGGCTACACGAAAGAGGACTTACAGCATCCCGCGGTCAATCTGTTGATCGCCCGACAGATCTACGAAGACGCCGACCGCCGTGGCTGGTGTCCGTGGAAGCCGTGGTACATGAGCGGCACCTACACATGCAACGGAGGAAACGCATGAACCTGGACGGATACGTCACCGTCAACGAACGCCTGAAACTGGCGCTCGCCAAATACCCCGACCTACGGGTCGAGGAACTGCCATTCGATATCGTCGAGATCGGCGGACAAACGAACCTGCATTGCACGGTTCGCGTCTACACGACACCCGACGACACCAGACCCGTCCTGGGATCGGTCCTCGAACCCATTCCAGGACGAACCCCATACACCAGAAACAGCGAGCTCATGGTCGGCATGACCTCAGCCCTCGGACGCGCCCTCGGCTACCTCGGCTTCGGCATCGACAAAGGCATCGCCAGCAACGACGAAGTCGCAGCTCGAATCGGCACCGACCGCGAGTTTGACGACGCCATGCCGGCTGTCACCAGAGCCAAAGTCGGATCACGCGCCAAAACAGGCGCCCAGAAAGCCGCAGAAGCCGCGTTAGAGCGTGGCGCGGGTGCTGATAGCCCAGAACCGTTAGAGAGCGTTCTAGACGCGTTTCCAGGCTCATCTGTGAAGAAACGCCAAGAACCGACCGAGAAAATGATCGGTTTCTACAAACGGCTGTGCCGTGAACGCTCCCTCGAGTACGACGAGCAAGCCCTCGTCGACTTCGACGCCTGCAAGATCGCAATCGACCGACTCAAGGAGATGCCCCGTGACTGACGACCAACTGATCGAAGAGCTCGAACGCTCACACAAGTTCCGCACTTACGGCGGCGACGGCTACACGCTCCACGGCGAAGCCGCCAAACGTTTGCGAGAACTGCAGCTCTACATCGAGCAGTTGAAGTCTGACAAACACTGGCTGAACGAAAAGCTCCTTGAGGTCCGCACCGATCTGCAACTCGCGGAAGCGAGGAACCGTGAGAGAAGCTGACTTTCAACAAAGCGTGATCGAAGCCGCATACCTGTACGGCTGGCTCGTCTTCCACCCACGCCCAGCACAAACCGGAGGCCGCTGGTCCACGCCATACACCGGACACGCCGGCTTCCCCGATTTGGTACTGGCCCACCCTGAGAAAGGCGTGCTGTTCGTCGAACTGAAGAACGAACGCGGCCGCACCACACCAGGACAACGCCAATGGCTCAACGTCCTCGAGGACGCCGGCTCCGAAACGTACCTTTGGCGACCCCAAGACTGGAAAGACATCTGCGCCCGATTGGAAAGCAACTAATGGAGAGAGCAATGGACGACGACGAAATCCTGAACGAAATCACACGGCTAATGCAGTTCTACCCGCACCTCGGCGAAGAAATCCTGACCATCGCCATCACCCTGCACTTCACAGCTGCACCGCCCAGCGACAAATGGCTTGTCCTCGAGCAAGAGATCCGCCGCCGGCTGTCACAGACATACCTGGAGCACCGGTGATCGTCAGATCGAAGCGCCCTGAGCGCTACACCGTGCTCGACAACGACATCCTCAGAAACCATGCCCTGAGTTTCAAGGCCCGCGGCATTCTGGCCTACATCCTGAGCCAGCCAGACAACTGGGCGATCAGCTCAACACGCCTGGCGAAGGTCGGCCCTGACGGCCGTGACGCCATCAGAACCGGACTCAAAGAGCTCGAGGAGCGCGGCTACATCGTCAGACAGCGGATGCAAGACCCCATGACTGGCAAGTGGTCAACCTGCAACGTCGTCTACGACGAACCTGTGGACGAACCTGTGAGAAGCCGGTGGATAACTACGCTCGCCGAAGACGGATTATCCGACGTCGGAAAACCCGTCCCTATTAGAAGTACTACTCTTAGAAGTACTAGTGAAAAAGAAAGAGACATAGTTACGTCTCAGAAGCCCAAGCTGTGCACAACCTGTAAGGGCGCGGGCTGGACCGCGTTCGGCAACGACGTCGAGCGATGCGGATGCAATCCCAAGATTGAGGAACTATGAGCGCCGCCGGCCAGAACATCTACCGAACTAAGAGATGGAAAGAGCTGCGACTTCAGGTACTCAACGAAGAGCCGACCTGCCATTGGTGCCGCAAAGCGCCGGCCACCGAAGCCGACCACCTAGTTGAACTAGCTCGAGGAGGGGAACCGTATGAACGCTCGAATCTGGTGGGATCATGCAAGCCGTGTAATAGCCGCCGAGGCTCGGCGTTCCAAGCGCGACGCGGAGGCCCGAGAAAAGTTTCTTTTCAAGACGCAGTCCCCACCCCGCCTCCCCATCTGGCTGTCTCTCGGAAGAATGGATCAGATTCAGGTGGAAGCGGCTCGACGCCGATCGAAGTCGCGTCATCCGAGCCAACGCCGCCAAGACTGAAAACAGCGTCTTGGGGTGACAAGAGTTTCGGCCCTCAAGTAGCCGCCTGGGCGCAGCTCAACATGGGGATCGACATGTTCCCTTGGCAGATCGAAGCAATCAACGGGATGCTCGAGGCTGATGAGAACTGGCGGCTACGTCACCGCTTCGCTCTGGTATCCGTTGGGAGACAGAACGGCAAAACAAAGGGCCTGCTGGCACCTTTGATCGGCTGGTGGCTCACGCACTACGCGGCCCAGCGCGGCGAACCCCAGAACGTCATGTCGACCGCGCACAAGCTCGACGTCGCCGAAGACGTCGCCAACGTCCTGTTCCCGATCCTTGAGGAGAAGTTCGGCTTCCAGACATACCGGTCCTTCGGCCGCAAAGAAGCGTTCCACGAAGGCGGATCACGCTGGCGCGTCGTCAGCTCCGGCGAGTCAGCCGGCCACGGAACATCGAACGATCTAGTCGTTGTCGACGAGATCTGGAACGTCAAACCCGAAGTGATCGAAGGCGGACTGCTCCCAACACAAACCGCAAGGCCGGCACCGTTCGCATTCTTCACCTCGACAGCCGGCTCAGAAGACTCCAAGTTCTTCATCCGTTGGCGTGAGCGCGGAATGCAACAGATCGAAGCCGGCGAGCCAGGCCGTCTGTACATGGCCGAATGGTCACCGCCGGCAAACGTCGATCCGACTGAGCGCCGCTGGTGGTCCTGGGCGAATCCGTCGCTCGGCTACACGATCACCGAACAGGAGCTCGCCGACAAACTTGAAGCGCTCGACCGCGGCGAGTTCGTCCGGCACCATTGCAACATGTGGACCTCGAGCATCGGGTCCTGGCTTCCTCACGGCGCCTGGGAAGCGCTCCAAGTCGACGACCCGATGCCAGCCGGCGGCATTCTCGCCGTGGACTCAAACGCGACCGATATGCGCTACGTCGGTGTTCGTGTCGCGCTCCGCGAAGACGGCCGATACCAGGCTGACACCGAGTTCGCCGTCGAAACCCAAGACGAAATGTGGGCCGCTATCACCGAGTCAATGAAGGACCGATCTGTCGAGCTTGCGCTCACTCCTGGACTCGCCACGATGTGTCCGCTCGATCTGAGCCGCCGCATGACGATCTGGGGCTACCAAGAAATCAACCGATACACCGCGATCGTCAAAGGCATGATTCTTGAGGGCCGGATGGCGCACAACGGAAAAATGACGCTGACCGAACAAGTCAACCGCGCGGTCGCCGGCCGAACCCAAGCCTCGATCACGTTGACAAGCCAGAAGTCGCCAGGACCGATCGAACAATGCCGCTGTATGGTCGCCGCCGCCGGTATGGCCGCGAAACCACAGTCAAACATTCGGAAGCCTATGATCGGAAGTTCCCGCTAGATATCCACAGGCTTGTGGTAACCTTCGCACCGTGGGTCTTTTCCGCACAAAGCCGGCGCCTGCATTCGGAGCCTCCACCGTCAATGCCGCAGCTGGCGGTGCCGGAAGGCCCGGCGCGCTGCAGACCTATGCTGTCGGGGCTGGTACGCAGCGCGCCTTGTCTATCCCGACGATCTCGCGTGCTCGCGATCTCATCGTGTCGATGGTCGCAGCTCTCGACTTCAAGACGTACGTCCTCGAGTGGGACGAAGCCGCCGAGGAGTACGTCCGCCGGTATGTGCCAGGCGAATCGTGGATGACTCAGCCAGATCCGAGCTGCACCCGCAACTTCATCATTGCGAACACGGTCCAAGATCTGATCCTGCACGGCCGCGCGTTCTGGTACATCACGACCCGCTACTCGACCGGATTCCCAGCATCGTTTGTCTGGCTTCCCCACGAGAACGTCACGACCGGCGACCAGATGGGGCCAGAATGGTTTGGCCCATCCAACGACATCGAGTTCAACGGCGTCAGCGTCCCCACCGAGAACGTCGTCCAGTTCCTGTCACCCGTCAACGGCTTGCTCTGGCAAGGCGCCCGCGCGATCGACATCGCCTACCGCCTCGACGAAGCCGCCAAGCGCTTCGCATCCAACGAGATCACCGCCGGCTACCTTCAGCAGAAAGACGGCGAGCCGATGTCCGGCGAGGAACTGTCAGATCTTTCCGCCGCTTGGGCCGAGGCCCGCCAACACAAAGCGATCGGTGCGCTCAACCAGCATGTCGAGTGGCGCGAGTTCGACTCGACGCC